GCTTCCCGGAATGATAATATCCATCGCCAGGTCTGTTTTATCAGCGGCGAAAAATCCGGTTTTAGAATATTGGTCCCCGACCCAGTCTGCGTCGGTCCAGCCTGTTAGGCCATCCGCGCCGCCAGTGAGATAAACTCCTGATGTGTTGACCGCAGGTCTGTTTGTGTAGGCGACATTGGTTGAATTGAGGTCTTCCACAAAAACAAGTGCGCCACGCTGATTTATGTAATTGACAACATATCGTTCACTCTCCGGGTCCATGCTGACGTTCGGATAAACAGCGTTCAACTGACTCTGTTTCTCGAAAATCACTGAAACGTCGAACAATACCCCCGGTTGCAGGAACGAATCTGAGTGATAGACTTTTAGAAAATCGCCCCACACACCTGGATTGACCGCTGTGTATTTCAGTGTGGGTTGAGCCGCCCCCGCTGTCCCGGAATGGACAATATTGTCAAATCCCAGCAATGTCGCGGCGGTTGAATTTGACTTAATCTGAACAGATGAACTCGGCCCGGTTGTAATGGATGTAATTGAAAACGACCCCAAAGCAGCGACAACAGAAGCCCCTGCCAGGCCGGTTAGGTCCGCAATAACCTGTCCGGCGGTTCGTATTCCAGGAGTCAACGTAAAGGTCTGATCAGCTCCTGCGTCTATTGAAACAACCAGAGTATTCTGTCCGGGGATCGCAGCGTAAACGCCTTCCAGAAGCCCCAACACTGAATAGCAATCCGCTCCAGTCGCCTTAATGGCAATACTGTCAGCGGCGTTATTGGCAACCAACTTGATTTTACCGGTTAAAACGCTGGCGGTTAATCCGGTTGTGGAGGCGTTAATCTGTCCCGCAACTTCAATTCCAGTAAGGTTGGAGCCAGCCAATGTGACTGTCTGGTCGGCCCCGGCCCCCACCGCTATCAACATCTTGTCCGAAGTTCCTACGCCAAAGGAGAAATTTTCGACTTCCGTTCCTGTAACCGTCCCAGGAGTAGGAGCGACAATATTAAAAGCCCCCGCTCCTGAAACAACCTGACCACTTGTCGGAATGTCGCCCCTGTCGTTAACCACGACTGAGGAACAAACCGCCGTCGAAGTGTTCTGGTCTGTCACGTCTGTGCAATGGACCGCACGAATCGCAATGAACTTGGCCCCCTGCAACAACCCCATTTTCAGAACTAACGGATCAGTTGAAAAACTCCAGGTTGATCCAAATGTCCGTTCAAACTCATCCCAACTTGCGACAAGAACAGGTTCCCAAACCGGTCCCCGTTCGCATTTGATAACGACAATCACATACCCTTTGTTTATCTGATCGACGTAAATCGCCGCGTCAGCCGTGGTGATGATAGCTCTGGCCGCCCCGCTTATAGCCATTTATACCGCCTCCTCAATAGCAATCTCTTTCGGCGTCGGCGGCTTAACGGACGCCGCTTTTTTTACCCAGTCCGGTATTAATTTCTTGGGAATAAAATTTGAGATATGATCCGAGCCTGTCCGGCTGAACGGGGCAAGGTGGATACTGTCCCCGTCGGAAAGTGGAATGTCTCGTTCAACTGGCAGTAAATTGATTATCCTGGCGGTTCCAGGGATGGCGCCACCAACAGGCGGAGAAAAAAGCTCTTCACTCACAATAGGCTGGTCAAAGCCTAACGGCTCACTCTTTTTAGGCATGCAAAATCCCCCCCCAAAAACCCCTCTATTGATTATGTTGGATAGTTGAATATTTCCGGCTCAAAACTGATCCCTGTAATTGAACTGACCTCTCTGGATTCCAAACGTTGGACCCACAAATCACAAACCATTATCATTATGGATGTCTTGAATAACGGCAAATCCAGCTCGTCAAAATTGGCGATATCCTCGTAGAAAAAGATTGGGTATTGCCCGTTAATTTTAGGCGAATATTCCGGTGGAACAGCCTGCAAAAACATTTCCCATAACCATGAAGCGTGTTCGGGTTTTGTGGCCTGGGTCTGGATTTCATACAGAAGATCAATAGGTGTGGGGTAGGGCTTCTCCGTGTAACTCGCAGGTCCTGTTAGAGTCCCCCCGCCCAATTTTTCGGGTAGTTGAATCGTAATTTGCTCTTCACTGGGAACGTAAACTTTGTGGCCGGGCCTTTTGTCCTTTTCCCGGATGAAAAAGCGATGCCGGCAAACGCAAAAATTCGGATAGACAGTCTCCTTATGGTCCCGCTCGGCTATGTACGGATAAACCTTTATCGGCTTCGCGTTAAACTTGATCGCCCCCAGTCTGGAATAAATATGTTGATCCACAAGACTTATCAATTTACCAATTCTTCTTTATGCTCGCCAAAAGCTGTTCGAAATTCATGTCCTGTCCAAACGCCTTTAAAATTGCTTTTTGATATTCATAAACCACAACCATTTCCTGTTGTTTGGCTATGGGTTTGAATATAGGCCTGGCCCCCCTGGCTACGCCTCTTTCGTGCATGTCCACAACCGCGGCTATTGATCTGGGAGCCCCACTCTTGAACCTCTTTCCCTTATTCCTGACCCTCTTACCCCATTCACCCTTTAGCCCTACAATGCCGCTCATGTATCTTGGATACATAGCTGAAGGACTGATCCCGACAATCCCGCCATATTCAAACGATGGTTCCCCGTATTTGAATTTTATCGCCCGCCACATCCTGTGAGTTCGGAGCATGATTCGTGTATCGAGGCCCATTCTTGCTTTCCACTTTTTGTAATCTTTGTTGAGAGGTGGAAAATTCTGACGAAGAATATTTTCTTTAACCGCATGGTCAAGTTTACGGCCCGCTATTATCGTATGCGTCTTTAACAATACCGGCAGACGGCTCCCTGCTGAAGTAAAGCTTCTCGCTAATCGATCCAGCCCACGGCTTTTTGCTGTAATCCTGAAACTCATATCCTGCGCAATCTTGCCCGATTTTCACTGACATAGGACGGGGTTTCCTGAACGAAGATTTGACGGCTCCGCGTCACTCGTAGTGAAGGAAATCCCTGTCTCATGGTTTTACGTCGGCTCCCACGCAAACGATTCTCCGCCAAGTGTCTTGTTGATCTCAACGGCCCGCCTCAATCTGATTCTTACAATGTTGTGAATCCCAAGAATGGGGACCAACCTGGTTTGAATTTTGTCTTTTTCCGAGAAATCCCAACGTTCGCCATCGATGATAAAATGGTCGGCGGCGCTAATGGTAACCGATTTACCGCTCAATTCGGCCTTGGTAATTAGAAATTCCCGAATGTCCTGATCCCTGATCCCGCCCCTGTCTACCTTGATTCCCTCTTTGGCTTCGATTAACGAGTCATAAAGTAAACCAGTAATCTTGGTTGAACCCCCTGTATCGCTGCTAACGTGAGTAATCTTATCGTCAGCCAGAAGAGTCACCGCCCCGGAGATGGCGTTCGCTATCTGTTCTTTTTGATATGGACTAATGAACATCGGGCCTGAACGCCTTTACCCCGACCGCAGGGTAAGCTGGAACCTGTAATGTGACATCGTCTGGGGCGGCTTCTTTGGCCGCCCGCTCCAGTTGATCGTTTACCTCTGATTGTAAATGAAGCAAAAACTTTTCCGCGGCCTGAAATTCTGCGTCAGCGACGCCGCCCTTGGCTTTCTTGATCCCTTGGGCGAATTTCAATAGCAACCTGGGGATCATCGCCTTTAACGCAAGCAGTCCCACATAAACCCTTTGCTGATCAGTCAGGGCCACACCTGTCCAGCTATGCAGGGCCGTGACAGCCTCAACCTGTCGTGAAACAGCCAGGGATATGGTTGGGTCAAGCGCTATAACCGGATCAAGTTGATCCATTACAAGTTGAGCGGAATCAATGCTCACTGCGCCGGCCTTGCTTCATACTCGACGATCAGATTTATCAACTCGGCCCTATCCTGCTTTCGGCTATAACTTATCCCGACATCCTTACAGAGTTTTCGGAGATCAGACACAGACAATCCTTCGAACTGTTTTTCAAAATTATTGTCAGTTTCTTGAAGTTCTTTTGTCGGCTGTGTCTGATCACTTTCCCCTTCCACCTTGGCGGAAGAAGTGGTGGGTTTCTCCCTGTTGAACTTGACCAGCCCCCCACCGCTCAGCCAGTCACGGGTGCGTTTGCCCATATTGTCTGGCAGCGGCTTCTCCTGATCAGAACTCAGGGAAAAACCTGTCTCCGGGTCCACAAAGAACCCGGATACATTGCGAAGTCTAATGAAAACGCTCACGGCTTACCTCTCAAATCAGGTTAAAGGCGTCATCCAGGTCGGGAACCCGTTGTCCGCAAACGAAATGGATTTATCAAGTATGATTCGGGCCATGCGTTCTGTCGTCGCAAAACTCGACAGTATCGAAATGGCCGTCCCTGAAATCTGGCGCATCACTATCCGGTCGGACTCGACCATCAATGGCCGGAAAACCAGTTCGATCATCGCCTGAGCCGGATCTATCATGAGGATCTGGTCATCCCCGATATTGGAACTTATAAGATGCGGCAATGAAGTCGGGATAACCCAGTTTCGGCTTTGCAAACCTACAGCGGCCTGGCCCAGGCCCCCGTTCGTGGGTTTGAACTCAGAAAGCGCAAGAAGCGTGTTGGCCATTCTTTCGTTGGTGATCAACGTGCCCCAGTTCTGGGAAATGAGCCTCGATCTGACCCAGAGATTCACAAAATCAGCGAAGGTCAAAGTCCCCGCACTCGCCACACCGACAATAGGGCAGGTGTCTGAACCATCCGTCTGGTCACCTGACACCAGCGTGCTGATAGCGTCAGCGTAAAGCAAGGCCCCAAGCTCGACCCCGACCCTTTGCAACCAGTGCCTCGCAATGGGCAGCTTCACCGACAGGATAAGTTCATCAGTCCACTCAAGGGCCCGGGCTTTCTTGCTCACCCTTACGGTTTTGTATCCCCATGTAAACTTGCTCGTCGGAATGGTCTCAGCTTCACCGATCGGCAGGAGTTTCGGGTTCTCGTAATCAATCCAGGGACTCGTCACAACCAGAGAATCAACATTCTCCGTGGCCGCCACAAGATCCTTGTAGTTGACGTTCAGTTCCATCCCCCTCACTACAAACTGTCTGATTATCTCCGGAGCCAGGTACTTATAATCGTTGGACAAACTTAACAGATTGTCTAAAGATATTCTCTCAGGGTCAACGCCGATATCTGAAAAAAGGTCTCTCAGCGTTAGAAGGTCCCCGTTTCCTCTTGTGAGTTTCAGCCTGGTTTGCATGAACTTTTCCAGGTCGATTTCTTTGCCCGCTACGCCGTCTGAGCCACGATAGGTCTTTAACGGTTCAATTACTTTTTCTTTAAAAGTAAATTGCAGTCCGAGTTCTCCCGCCATTTAATAATCCCCCCCGTATTCAGTTTTTATGGTTGGTTAAAATTCAAGAGTTTCGATTGCGCTTCCGGCTGAAGCCCCCTTGATTATGAGTCCCGCGACTGCGCTTGGGTCATGGGAACTCGAACCACCAAGAGTGACCCCTGCGGTCAAACCCAAAACAGTATTCGCTGAATGAGTCTCAGTCGTGACCTCAAGAGACTGGTTGACATTCAAAGCGGTAAAAACAGGTTTGTCATTCGTGTTTACGGTAACAGCGAATCCCACAGCGGTGGCGTTGATTTCAGCCGCAATTTGCGCCGCTGTCCTGGCCGCTCCCGCTGTCAGAGTAAAAGTCTGTTTTTCATCGCCGCCAACCCTTATTCCAACAACGTCGCTTGTGGCCGCCACAACAGCGTAAGTCCCCGCGTTCGCCGCTGTTACGCTCGCGCAGGAAGCCCCGGAATATGGATAGGCCCTGTTGAGCGGCCCCCAGACAAACGCCCCGTGAGTCACAGTAACCCCAGCGAGACGATCATCCTTTCTTTCACGGAATCTGGTGGCGACGGTGCAATAGGCTGCCCCCGGAATGTGGGCGCAAACAGTTCCCACAACATCAACCGATCCTATATCCGTGTTTTTTATAACCGCGTTGTCCCCTGATATTTTAACCACATCCCCAACTTCTATGGTTGTCGGACACGCGAACGAAACCGCCAGAATGTCTTGGACTCCCTGATTCATTATTTGTCCCCCCCAAACAGTCTTGAAACACTGTCTATAATGTCGTTGCTGACCTCTGGCCCGTTGGTGTCAACCTTAGGGATCTCTTCATCAGCGCTAGTCTTCATTGGCCCGAACCTGTTGAGCGACAAACTTTTGTATTCCTCAAGGGCCTCCTGGATGTAGGCGATGTCCTGGGAATTGGCTATTCTCAGTCTGATCTTTTTGTCGTTGTCGCTAAGTTCCTCTTTTGCCGGGTCAACCTTGGCAGCGTCAAAGGCTTTCAACGCTTCCTTTTTCTGAAACTCAACAAAAGCCAGGCCATTCGCTGCGTTTGCGAGGTCTGTCGGTAAAACTTCCAGAATTTCATCAACGGATTTTCCCGAATACTTGCAACTGCCCGACAATTCGCATGCCCTTAAAACCCTGTCATAAAGACCTGAATAGGCCACCTGGGCTTTTTTAAGCTCTTCCACTTTTCCCAACAGAAGCTCTTCAAGTTTTTCAGGAATCGGCGCTCCCTCAGACAGTGCGAACTCAATCCCCAATTCTTTACAGACCGCCGAAAACAGTTTTAATTCGTTTCCCATAGTCCCCCCACTTTCATTACTAACTGGTCCCTTTCCGGAAATATTGTTAAGCGCAACACGGGGTCCCGCGTTGGAATCAGCGCCCATACCCGATGGGACAAGGGCCATGTGCCTTACCGCTGTGATCTTTAACGGCAGCCATCTCACTAAATCCCCGTTTATTGTTTTGCCCTGGTTTTTTACAAAATCCTGATAAGGCATGTCCGGATGTGACGGAACATATTCTCCGTCAATTCCGATTGAACCGGCCCTTATAAATCCTGACGTGAGCCCCTTGGCCGCTTTGGGATCATATTCCGGGTCTACTACGAGAGTTCCATTTATTCCGGCCTCCAGATTACCTTTTGCAGCTTCAAAAAAGGGATTTTCAACAAACCCGGCGATGTCCCTGGAATCAACAGAATGGTTCCACATGATGTCAGGCTTGGAAGCGCCTATCAGTGGAGTTATATCTCTGCCTATTACGGTGGAATTGTCATGTCCAAGGTCTACACATTGAGGGTAGGGCAGTCTCGAACTGGGCCACAGTTTCGTTCCACTTACCAGTCTCCAGAGAACTCTAACTTTCCCGTCATCAGGAACATTCGGTGGGGAAGGCCCGGCTGAGAGAGAAAGATCAACCTCCCCGTCATTTTCCAACTTTTCCTGTATCCGCTTGTTTATTTCTTCGTTTGATTCACTGTGACTGACAGGCGCATCAACACTTTTACAGTCAACCACGCAATCAAAAAGATAGATTTTCTTCCCGTCCCTGTTTACACGAAAATTAAGTTCCTGATTCATTCCCCCCCGCCTTTAATTAATTTTTTAACGCTGGTGTGTTTCTTCCAATGTCTGCGCCGAGCCAAACTGCTTGTCTGTGAGGTAACAGCACATATTTTCTGTTATCCACACTAAAAGAGGCTATGAAAGCAGCGGAAGAGGCGTTGCGTTGATCATGCCCCAAAAGCTTTCTCGCTTCTTCTTTTGTGATCACCTCTTGCTCTAACTGCCCGAGGATTTTCTGGGAGTCCATGTATGCGGCTTCCGCGTCCCTGAATGCGTCTATAGACCGATTTGTAGTAAATTTGACCGAAACCCCTGTTGTCCCTAAACCGTTAAGAGCAAAATTCAGCCTGTGTCCGTGTTCGATAACTCTTTTAACCCCGAGTTGAAACATTTTGATGCCCTGGGTCAATTCCTCGTAAACGACCTTGGCGAAGGTTTCAGTCGAATTAAAATTCCAGCCAAACGCGATGGGGTCTCTTTGCAAGGCTGAGAACATCCCCTGTAAAATAATCTGAAGCACGTCTTTTGCGCCCTGCGCCCCGGCCGTAATATTATTGAACTGGAATTCGATGTTGTCGTAACTGACACAGATCCCGTCATCCATTTCCTTGGTGAAGCTGTCCGCGACCTTATTGAGATATTCTTGAGCTGAAGCGAGATATTCCGAATCTTCCTGTCCCGGCTTTCGTGGAGGCCGTTCCACTTTTGCGAGTAGAACTCCCAGCACTGAAAGTTTTTCAACCCAGGATCGGATCTTTTTCATTATGGTCGCATGGTGAGCGCATGGCTCAATAGCTGCGATAGCGGGCGGGACAGGGTAGGGACTTCCGTCTCGAACGACGGTAGCGTGAAAAGATGTCTGAACCGGATTTAGCTGAACAAGGCGGTCCATTTGCTGTTGCAATAAAACCAGTTTTCGATCGGCGTCCAAACTCCAGCGAATGCTTTTCATCGGCACGATATAAGCCCTGTCGACAAATGAAAGTGTCGG